TTATTTATCCATGCAGACGGCATTTCACGATTTTCCATATTCATATAAGTTAATTTTGTATGTTCTTCTATCCCGCCTATTTTTTCATATTGATAAACGAGAGGGTTTTTTAATGCATATACATTTAAATAAGGTTGTATTTGTGCAGTATAAATATCCCATGAATTGTTTTTATAATAGCCTTCTAACATACATTTTTGTATCATCAATAGTCCTCGCATAGAACATATTAGGATACCATGTGACGACAACATATTGTAGATACGAATCACATCTTCATTTATATTTATAAATCGTACATCATTTTTAGCGGTGGTTTTCCTCATGCCACAACGACTTATTCCTATGTATAATATATCTGCATCATCCGGTATATCAATATTCGACGGAAATTCACGATGTTTTTTGGCGTCGTCTTCAAAAATGACAAATGGTTGAAATGGCATATTTCTATCCTGGTTTTGACATGCCAAATCTGATATTTTAATGAATCCACTTGCACCTGATTTATATTTACCAATATCAGGTATAGGATTTACTTCTATAAGATTATATCCAGCAAATTCATTTAGTATATGCTGTTTTCTTATCAAATTATTATACGTGAGAAAATAATAATTTATGTCATTTAAGTTTATTTTCATACTATACAGAATGGTATTATTTAAAATATATGGAGAACACGAATAGTCATATTTCATATAAAATTTTTATTCCACTGTAACTACCTTAGCTAAATTACGTGGGAAATCGGGGTTGTAACCATATCGTAGTGATAAATAGTAACTTAATACTTGAATGTATACATTTGATATAATTCCTCCAAAAATGATGTTCTTTTCAATAGAGAGAATGTTCTCGATAGGTATATCTAAATTATGATAATTGTTTGGTTTATCTGTAATAACAATAATATTAGCCTTTCTAGTTTGTATTTCATTAAAAGCATTCAACGTTTTTTCTCTATAATTGTCGTCAACGTCTAATATAATAATTGGTAAATCTTTTTCGATAAGAGCAAATGGTCCATGTTTCAGTGCAGATGTAGAGTATCCTTCTGCATGCTTATATGCAATTTCTTTTATTTTCAAAGAACCTTCCTTTGCAACCGCTTCATTAGGTCCTTTTCCTAAAATAAATGTAGAATGATGATTATCAAATAAATGTATTAATTTTTCTACTTTTGGACATATGTTCTCAAATACTAATTCTATATGATAAGATAATTTTCTCAAACAGTCGATAATCAACTGTCTTTTTTTGATACATGTACCTTTATTTTGAGAAAACCATATTGCAATCATACTCAGGACAACACATTGGTTTGTGAAAGATTTTGTTGATGCTACAGCATTTTCTCTACCAGCATTCAAATAAACACCACAATCACTCTCTCTCGCAATCATAGAATCATGCACATTCACTACTCCTATTGTTAACAAATCATACATTCTAGCTATTTCAATACATCTATGTAGGTCTTTTGTTTCACCAGATTGTGATAATAATATGACTGCGGTTGAATCTCTCTTAGGTATGTCATTTATATCAAATTCTGCACCGTCTATACATGAAACTGTATCAAATATATCTAATCCTTTAAATAAGTGTATGCACCATAAACCAGAATGATATGAAGTACCACAACCTAGTAGTATGATATGCCTAATGTTCTCTAATCTGTGTTTTAAATTGTCTAATCCACCTAATTTTACAGAAGTACTACTATATATACGACCTCCATTGTTCAAAGCCTTTTCTATACTATCTGGTTGGTCGTATATTTCTTTTAACATCCAGTGTGCATAATTATCGGGTAATTCGTAATCAGTAATAGACAAATTATCTTTCAGCTTGTATCTTTGCATATTGTTTGCATAACTAATTTTATTATTTGATATAGAAATCTCAATTAAATCATTGTTATCGAGAACAATATACTTTTGAATGTATTTTCCAAATGCAATACTTTCACTAGCAACCATAATGTAATCATCCTCTATACCTAGTAATAATGGTGAGCCATTACGTGCAATCCATATTTTACTCGGATAATCAACATGCATTATACATAATGCCCATGACCCACTCAATTTGGAAAGAGTTTCTTTGATAGCATCGTTTATTTCAAAATCTTTATCCAAATACATACCAATTGTTACTGCAATTATTTCAGTATCTGTTTGTGATTGTAAAACATATCCAGCGGAAACGAGAACCTGTTTCAATTCTCTATAATTCTCAATAATTCCATTATGAACTAATGATACACGATTTTTATCGTCACAGTGAGGGTGTGCGTTTACATCTGTTTTTTCACCATGAGTAGCCCATCGGGTGTGTCCAATACCTAATACGGATTCAGGAATGTCTATCTCATTTGTTAAACAATCAATCGCATTTATTTGGTCAGTAGATGCATATTTTTTGATGTATAGATTATTATTATTGATTATAGAAATTCCGGCAGAATCATACCCTCTATTTTGCAACTTTTGCAATCCAGATAATAAGTAATCTACACAGTTTTTATTACCTAAATAACCAATTATTCCACACATATATATTATTGAAACTATATATGTTGATACTTTTACCGCATTATACAACAATATGTAAGGTTACAATCAAATCGCTTATTCTATTTACATCATATACATTGGTCGAATTCATTTTTGGTATTCCTTTGTTACAATAGCGAATAATTTGACTCTTTTTCAACTTCAAATTATCTATTACAATCGGTACACTGATAGAACCAACCTGCAAATCTATTGTTTTTTTATTCCATAAATCATAGATATTATATGTTACAGATACTAGTATATTATTTCTATCATCAATCTCTATGTTATCTGGCAAATCAGGTAAACAACTTACATACAATTGGTTAAACGATGTATCAAATATCAACTCATCGTGCCACAATGGTATATAGTAGTCAGCTTCATGATAGTTCAACTTGTATACGTTGTGTTGATACAAATCACTCAATACAGGTTTTAATATTATTCGTTCATCTTTATCAGTTTTTTCTTTTATCATATTTTTTAATTTATCTAAAAAGGTTGTTTCGTAATGAAAAGCTGTTTTGTATTTTTCTAATAAATTGTATGTTTTCAATAAAGTCTCTTTATCTAAGTCGTTCAAAGTATTCATAGCTTTGTCTTCACATACTTCCATTATTTTATTTATAATAGGTCGTATAATACTGTAGTTAGTATCTTCTTTAGATAATGAGTTCATGAATTTATATAAAAGAGAAATATAACTAGGTATGTGTTGGTTTTCATCGTCATTATTATCATCATCATTTGCAAACTCTATATCATCGTCCATATAGCCTTCGTATTTCATCAAATATTCATATGCAGCATGGATTTGTTGAAATTTTGCTGCAGCATCTTTATCGCTATTTTTATCCGGATGATATATAAGCGCCAACACACGATACTGTTTTTTGATAATCTTTTCGTTACAATCATCCTTAGTATCGATTTCTAAGTATTTACATGCTTCTTTATAGTTCATTGAAACCTCTGACTTTATTTGTTATATAATAAAAAATACTCTCTAAATGATATATAGGTCTATAATTGTTATTATAGTATTTCAAAATTTTATATGTGTTAATACAGATGTCTGATATATCATTTTTTTCTATATGCATGTTTTCTATTAAATAAGACAATATATACCATACACATTCTATAGTATCCAAATTATAAGTAAGTATATCATATAGGTTATCTCTCAGTGATAAATATTCTACATCTTTCTCTATGATAATTGCTTCAATTATTTTGTTACATACAATATTAAAATTATCGTCTGGCAAATTTTGTATTTGATTGTTATTAGAATACAATAAATCGAATGACTTCAGTTCCTTTGTATTTGTTATACCAGAAACATCAATAGATTTTACTAATCCAATAATATTCTTTTTTTTTGCATTATCTATAACGGGTCTCGGTTTAGAAAATCTATTAATAATACCATCCATATCTAGAGGAATTGTGAAATTTTTCAACTTATTAGTAGCTATAGTTGAATATTTCTCTTTTGATGGGCGCTCTATTTTTATAATTTGACATACATCTATAATTTTTGTAGGAATAAAACTTATGTGGTCTGTTATCAATATAAATTTCACAATTATATTAGTATGGTTATGATTATATTGTTGTATATAACTATAAAAAGTATCTAATAATTCAGAATGTATCATATGAAAATTTTTACACACTATAATTCCAATTTTTGTTGGTTTTACTGATATAATATCTATAACCTGCGAGAATATTTCATGCCATAATATTTTTGAATAACAACCTAACATGGACATATCTATTTCATGATGTATGTCACTTATTTTGTATTGATAACTTTGTTTGTCAGTAACTGCTGTTATTTTCTTTTCATATTTCATATTGCTGGGACTGTATTTCTCTATTATTCGTAACACTTGAGTATATTTTCCAACCCCTGTGGGACCATATATTATCATTTTATTCATATCATATATAGATTTTGGTAGCGATGCAAATTGTTTTTCTAATTCTGGATGAATATTATATTCTTTACTTGATTGAATATATTCTTCAAATGTTGTTTCATAATATTTCATGACTATTATTTACATAGAACATAACTGAAGTTTTTATACGCATTTTTATGAAAATATTATGGTAATGGAATATTGTATTCTTTACATAACCAATCTACCAATGTTTCTACTTCACAATTCAAAAACCCATGTGGACATTTTTTTATATCTAAGAATTGAGGTTTTTTCATATCAGGGCGTTTGTAAAATACATATGCTCCATATTTTCCTTTTCTTACTGCCATAACGTCATTTAGTTCTCTTAATACATCAACCCCTTTTTTTGGTTTATTATCTAGAAACTCCGTTATTTTTTCTATAGTAATATCTGTTATTGGGATTCCGATAGTTTTCAAACTTTCTCTATTATTACCCCATTCAACATAATAACCATATTTTCCATTTTTAATTTGTATTTCTTCACCTCGATATGTACCTAATATTTGAGAACCTGGCATCATAAGGTCCTTCAATGAATAAGCTTTATTTTCCAATTTTTCAATATCTATATCTATTTCTTTATTGCCAGGTAAATACTCAATTTCATTATTTTCATTAGTATACCGAATAACTGGTCCATATTTCTCAAATATGAATTCATAACCTGGCTCAATCTCATATGCTTTTTTATTAACATCTTTCAACTTCGGAGATAAATCATTTATTTGTTGATAACAATCTTTACATATAGTATTCCATTCTGTAATCGTATTTGTAGATATCAAATCTAACAATTCTTCCATATTTTTTGTATAATCATATGAAAAAAGTTTGTCGAAATATTTTGTCAAAAATTCCAACGCAACCAATCCAATAGATTGTATAATTAATTTATTTTTTTCCACACCAAATGTTTTTTCATGATTTTTTCGTTGTATTTGAGAACCTTTCAATATATAGTCACAACATTCAATTGTATGGCCTAATGTATCCATTTTTTTAACGTATCCTCGTTCTTTGATAGTTTCTATAATTGTAGAATATGTAGATGGCCGACCTATACCTAAACTTTCTAGTTTATTTACTAATCCCGCTTCAGTATAATAACTATGATTTGAATGTACTGACAGGGTACTGGTAATTGCATTATAT